AACCACATGATGCACAATGATAAACATATTCTATAATGTCGGCAGTATCGACAGAAGTATTACCGCAGCCCCACCGATACTTACCGCCGCTACGATTAGCCATGATTTAAAGTTGTCGATCATTTACTATTCCTTGGCCGCCTTTTTCTTTTCCTCGATCTCTTTTTCTCGGGCTTCAAGACAAGTTTTTTCATCTTTAGCCGGATCATAAATGAAATCATAGTGTTCTTTTTCCAGCCATTCATAAATCCGTTTGATCGGAATAAAAAGGCCCATATGTGATACCACGCCTGACCAACCCATGGAGGCTATCATACTTGGGACCCCAATCAACGTACCGTCTGCGGTAAACATTGCACCGCCGGAGTTACCGAATATAATCTGTGCAGATGACATATCAAACGGGAGCGACTTGGCCTGTAACCCAATTCTAGTAATAAGCCCCTTTGAAAGCAATGGAGGCCACCCCAAGGAACAACCCGACGCAATGGATTCATCGGCAACTCTATATTCCTCGGTTTTGTCTTTGGCCGGAAGTGTTGCAATGTATTTCATTTTGTCATCAAGTCGGATTTTTACAATCGCCATATCCTCGGTTTTGTTATAAATCACCACATCAGCTTCGAGCTTCATCGTTCCGACGGGAGTTGAAAGATTCCGGTACTTAAACACCTCGACATAAACGATAGACCGAATCTCTTTTTTAATCTCTTTGCCGAGGTCTGAATCCCATTCATCAGCAATGCGAATGGCGCCGGCAATAACATGATGATTCGTTAAAATGTAGGTTGAATACTTTTCTGATTCGACCATGCCTGAATAAATGATCGTACCAGATCCAGAACTACTCCCGCACGAAACCCTTACAACCGGATAAAGGTATTTTTCATGGGCTTCTAGTCCGGTTAAAGATGCCACGCCGTACCACTCAAAAAACACACGATTAAAACCGCTAAAAATAGCCTTTTCATTCTTAATACTCCTTTGCCAAGATGTCTAAAATTACGTTACGTTCTTCAACGTTTATAATTGACACAATCTCAAAGGCTCTTGTACCGTGGTAGATTTTCATCGCTGGTAAAATTCCGGTCTGCCAATCGATCCGGATCCGGTGAGTCGTTTGCATTTCGAGCTGATCGGATTGCATCTGCTCCCTTGCCGATGCCGGCCAAATTGCAGCACGGCATGTTAAAAATGTTACCTCTGTTTCTGTCAACCCACCGATGCCGTCCGCAACTGTCGTCACGGTTTTAATTACGACCTGATGTCTTAAATCGCCCCGGCGGATTGGTATCATTTTGGATCATACTCCACATGGAAAATGTCAAGATTTGAATATTCAACCACGTCAAAATCAGATCCGCAAACATCAACAATATCCGACTTTGAAAATCCTTTACGTTTAAAATCGATTGCATCGCCCTCGTAATGACACGATGCCCGATTATGATTTCCTTCCCCTTTTGAAGTTATAAAAAAATCACTTCCACGAAACTTATAGAAATCAATCAACCGACCTTTGCACCGCCGCATCGATGGTGATAGCCGCCCGAGCACTCCTTGTTTAATCCATACCGTCATTTTTAAAACTCCCAAAGCGTTTTGGATCTGAGCAAGTTGCCGATCGTATCCAGCTTATTGACAGACACGTTAAGCATGGTTACCTCGCGGATTGAATACATTTCCGTAATGGAAAGCAGGATTGCTTGTTTGATCGTAGCTGGCACCGCACGGCCTACACAGGTCCATGTAATGTCATTATCGACCACTGTGCCGCCAATGGTACGCGTCCATGTCGGTTCCGCCGTGTCGGACGTGCCAGCACCACCGGCCTGATACACAAAGCCGTTTCCGGTCGTCGGCACGATATAATCATCCTCGGAATAATCTGTTGAAACCACATACAAGCTGCCCTGAAAGTAGCCACAAACAAATTGCACCTCAATCGGATTAGTCGGATAAAGCGATGCCGTCGGAAAACTCTTGTTGTAAGCCAGCACAACGGCCCCGGGTTCATCGTATGTGTCAACATCGTACTCAGTATCCGCCCACTCGGTTTGATCTTCGTCAGTGTCCGTGTACTTGATATGAGACACCGATTGAAGCTGGCCAAACAGAATATAAAAGCCCCGGGGAAAGTATCGATTCGGATCATTCCCGGCCCAACTATTAAGATACAGATTCCAAGTTTGCGATACCAGCCGACGAAAGGTTGCGTTTTCCGCAAAATAAACCGCTGTTAAGATTTGAGCATTCAACAAGGTATCGTCGGTGGTAAAAGACGGGTTAAGATTCAAGTGCGCCTTTGTTTCCACCAGCGATACCGGGTTTAATGCCGGTCCTGTTACGAGTTGAGTTTTCATTTTTTGCCTATTGCCAAATCTAAAAGCAGATCAAGTTTTTTTTCAATACGCCCCTGGTCGGTTTCGTACCGGTTAATGGTTACATAATCATCGCGGAAGCACGCGACTGTGTTTGTATTCCAAAGCTGAAAAACACCGATCATCGCTATTAAAAGCCAAACTAAATATCCTTGAAAAGAATCTTTTGAAAACTTTGGCATTATCGGCCTCCACTTAATTCTGACTTACCAAACCCTCTTCCCAGGCTTGCAATACCAGCCGTTGGACTTCTGCGGCGGTTAGCGCCCGTTCGTATATCAGGTATAGGGCGATTTGGCCATTGAGATAACCGGCAGGAAGCGATGTAACATTTAAACCCCCAATGGCGAGGGGAATGTGTGAATCAAAAAAAGATGCAGGAATAGCCCCCGTAGTTGTAGATGCCTCAACACTCCCATTATTATATATAACGCAAGTAGTTCCATTATAGACAAATCCAATTTGATTAAATGACGCTTGCGCTCCGTTTGCATATATAACGGCATCTGTTTTTTCATATGTTGTGTTAACCCCGTCACCGCTTAGATAAATCCATACATGCCCATCGTCTTTTTTATAAAAAAGCATGGATCTAAAATCGCCCAGGCTATTATCCTGTATAGATGAGAAAGTCTGATCAACGCCTTGCCCATCGTCCGGTTTCACTCCAAGAAATATATGGCTCTGGTCACCAGCCAGATTCGTGGTTCCGATGATTTTATATACCACATAAGATGCTGCCGTATCTGGTGATACCTGCGGAGTTGTTCTTCCTTTCCATCCCCGAGTCGTCAGAGCGTAGTCCGAATAAATATCAATATCGGTGCCACCGTTATTTGATGCGCCCATGTATCCGTATGAAATCCCGTTGTTCGTAGTAATAACTATTCGATATGATGCCAACCCGGCCGCCGGCGCTGTTTCCCAATCGCTAAAATCTTGCCCGGCATCACGAAACTCAGCCGCTCCAGCATCAGCCACAAATGTCATTGCCCCTTGATTGATATCGTAAGTTTTTTGAGCAATAAAATCAGAACCATCCAAATCCCAAACAGGATTGGAAGCATTCATTGACGAAGCAAAAGCGTATTGTTTTCCGACCGTATTCTGTTCGAAATCATTATCCTGTCTACTCCTATCCCGAATAGACGAAAGTGTTGAATGTAAAGGAAGTCCTGCAAATACTAACCCTGTCGGATTTACTCCTGCCCTACTGCTAAAGGCAACTCCGTCCCATGCATGAGCAACGGGAGCGAAAAGAAAAAGGCAAGTTAATAAATATACAAAAAGTTTTTTCATTACTTCACCGTAACCGCTATGGTGATTCCGATTGCATCGCCCGGATCCGCAAGGGATGTTAACTTTGCATGGATTTCGCCGGTTTCGTCGGCATCGCTAAATGGAAAGCTGTCAACGATTCTAACTTCTCGGCATATTCCTTCATCAACCGCATGACCGTTTACCAGGGTTGTCACAACCACTGTATCGGCATCTGTGATCGTCACAAGGTTGACCGATTCAGCCGTACCACCCATGAGCCTAATCCAATCGTAAACAAGCAACCCAGCAGAGCTGTCCAAATCCCCGCCCGTTCCAGCCGCCGACCAAGTTCCGGTTTTAACTTCCGTATAAGTCAAATTGAAATAAATCGGTTTTCCGATCCGGTCCTGGCCGAGCTTTGTATCCTTTGTGAAAAATTCAAGCCGAAAGTTGACGTTAATATCCGCGCCCGGATCATTTACGCCATCAGCAAGATAGATCCGGATCAAGGTTGACTGAACATCATCCCCAGGCAGCCCGGTTATATCCAGCGCCACGGTTTCCGCAGCGTCAATATCCGGAAAATCATCAGTGATAGTCGTGCCGATATCGGTCAGACGCGCCACGAGGCCGGCAGGAGTGACAACCCTATCAGTTGCCGTACCGGTTATTGTCTCCGCGCCTGTGGCCAACTCAGATACACCCTCTGCCGATGTCAAGGCCGTTGCAACCCCTATCGTCGCCTTTGCGCCATTCGCCCCAGGAAAAACATCAGATGCCGCACCAGTTACCGGAGCCGTGACTGCCAGATCGCCAAGCATTGTAATTCCGAGCGTTAACGTATCAGCATCCGCCCCAGGAAAGATATCATTAACGCCCCCGGTGATAGGTGTGGTCGTCACCACATCGCCAAGTTTAAGGCCCGACCCGGTCCCACCGTCTACAACGGCAAGCGGTAAACTCGGTTGAGGGATTGAGCGCAAGCCGAGCGTAGACAACCCGATCAACACAAAGGTAAATATTGCGATTTTTAATGATTTCATATCAGCCCCTATTTTTCAAACGTCATTACGATGGTCCAGTCGGCGCTGGCCGTGACCTGATCGTCAACGTCCAGGGTAAGCGCACCGGTAACCAGCGGATAATAAAGCTGATGCGTTCCGGCCCTGGTCAAGTACATATCCGGCATACACTTTTTAGCCAGTGACTCATGGAGCAAGTTAAGCCCCTGGTATGCCGTTGAATTATCGATACTGCCGAGCAAATCGACCCCTGAAGCGTCGTAAACCAGCACGCTTCCCGCGTCCGGTTGCGTTCCGCCGACGGTCCTGAATGCTTTAACTTCTGTGAGATACCAACCCGTAATAAACAGGGTATTCGCCGCATTCGTTGCGGTATTCGGTATCGTTCCGGTTTCGCCGGCAGTTCCACCGATGCAAATAAATGTTATGATCCGCGAATGGGTATCGATAATCAATGGAGTTTGCGTCACCGTCCCGACCGCTCCAAATGCCATCACCGGCAAAAGAAAGCTGATTAATATTGCAATTAATGATTTTTTCATTGTTTAAATCTCCTGAATTTTGAGCCAAATATAGACAATGTCTCCACCATCCGACTCTGCCATGACCCTTGCGCTTATCCGCGTTCCCGGATTAAAGATAAAATCAGTATCAGCAGTCGCGGCAGTTGCTTGCCCCTTTGTGGACCCGACGATCATCTGATTAAAATAAGTTGACCCGCTATCCGTACTAAACCCGATTAAATGCTCCTGAGTTACCGCCAATTTAAAAGCATACCCAACGATCTTAAACGGTTTTGTCGCAGTCACAGCCGCCCGTAGTTCCGTATCGGTCCCAAATTCGTCCGCGTTTGCATGACCAGCAACAGGAGTTCCGTCAACATCTTCCGGGTATGCAGCTATTTTAAATTCGCCGCTAATATTATTATAATGATGATCACTTTGGCCGACGGTCGCATCATCAACATTTGCGGTATTATGATGAAATGAAATACTCTCAAAATGCTGTTCATTCCCGGCGTCAAGATCAAGCCCGGTTGCGCTATCACCAATATCGACATTGTAAAAATAATTTGAATCGGAATCGGTTTCTGTTATCTGAATACCGGTTTTGCATTCATGTATTTCAACGTGGCTAAATTCCGACCGCGCAACATGATCAAGCTTGATCGCGGTCAAGCGGGTTGTGCCATCCCCAAGAAAATGAGTATCCGAAACCTGGCCATGTTTTAACAGACTGGCCCCGTCGATATGCAGGGCGGTCCTCGTAATCGCACCGTCAAGATCCTCACCCACGAATTGACAATGGCTGACTCGAAAAGCGCCTTTGGTAATGATCACGCCGTTATTATCGGTCCCGAGATTAAAGTTTAAATCGATTAAAGAAACGTATCCGGTAAACTTTAGAATCGAATCGCCAGTATCGTTTTTAATTTTCACCCACGTTCGATGTGAGCCCTTGAGAATATAATTACCGGTCCATGTCGGATCGCTGGCCGTGGCTATATCGTAATAATCCGACCCGGTATTGATCCCGATTAAAATCAGTGTGAGTTCATTTGCATCCGTACTGGCCGCATCAAGGGCCCCTTGAATGGTTGTGTAAGCTGTGGTCCATGATTTGCCATCCGTGTTTGTTCCGTTCGGGGAAACATACAGCGTGTCGGTAACCGCCCGACCACTCGCCGCAGCCCCGGCGTTTTCTTGAATGGCATGTAAACGATACGCAACGGAATCGGGTTCCCCGGCAAGTCCATCAGACTTAACCTGGTCAAGCCACCTGTCTGCATAGGCGTAGGTGACGATCAATAAGACCGCCACCAAAACGCCTATTATTTTAAGTTTATATTTCATGGTTTATATCGGAATAACACTTGCGCCTTCGGTCAAGGCTCTCCAATACACGTGAATAACTACCGTTCCATCTGCCAAGTTTGTAGCACTTTGGGTAATTGCAATGTTATCATCATCAAGGATGTAGGTTGTCGGAGATGCCGCACTTTTCGCCGTGGTTGCCGATGTCCAGGTATCGCCACTTGTCATCGGAGCATCGCCGCCAGTAGCCGCAATCAACAACGTCGTGCTGTCAGCGGTCCCTATGGCAATGGTATCACTATGGCTTGTCAGCGTTTCAGTAACAGTTCCGTAAACCTTAACCTCGACAGATCCG